CGCATCTGGCCCAGGGCCGAGCCTCCGGGTGTGTCGTCAAGGGCGGCACCGATGCTCAGCCAGGTCTTGTCTTTCTGGGCCTGCTTCCGTTCATTGAGATAGGCGCGACCCTGGTCGATGATGGCTTTGTTCTGGTTGTATTCGCGGACGAGGAAGTTGATCTCCTCGTCGTTCATCTGTGTCTGGGACTTGAGCTGCTTTCGATAGCCGTCGGCCTCTTGAGTGGCGATGTCTTTCTTGAGGCGGCCCAGCTCCTCCGTCTTCTGGATGATCTGCTGGGCAGCGGCCATTCGCTCCTTGTCGCTCTTGGAGCTGTCGCGCATAATGAGCTGCAGCTGGGCGATCTCCTTGTTGGTCTGCGCTTCGGTGTAGTTGTAGCTTGTGGTTCTCTCGAAGACCTCATCAAGTTCTTGGGCGGCTTCCCGGGCGAGCCTGGCCGCCTCGCGCATATTTGCGAAGAGGTTAGTGAATCCCTCCCCACTGGAAAGCTGCCGGACAAAGGCGCCATAGGCGGCGTTGACGCCTGCCATCGTGGTTCTCCATTCGTCTCCCCATTTCTGGGTCATCTTGACGGCGTCCGTAGCGAATTTCACCACGGCGGCGGCCACGGCTGCCCATGCTACTTTGGCTCCGGAGGCCATGCTTTTCAGCTTGTCTCCGAAGCCTTGGGTCTCTCGTTTGGCCTCGTTGAGGCCCTTGGAGAATTCGTCCTTTTTGAGACCGAGTCGGACGAAGAGATCACCTATCTTGCTCATTGTTCTGTTTCAGTCTTTGGGGCCTTGTTGGCCTCCCATTCTTGCATTATTCGATTGAGTTCGGAGACCTCCTCGGGGGTGACTTTGTACAGCTTGGCTTTTTCGGTGAGCTCCTCTGCTGCGGTCTGCTCCCAGGGGAAGCGGCAGAAGGCCTGCGGAGTCTTGGGCTTGTTTGCCGGCTTGATGTTCGGACTCAGGAGGACCTGCTGCCAGGCAAGCCAGCGGACGAGGGTCCATCGTTCCTGGGTCTCTGTCTCTTTGCCTTTCAGGCGCAGCTGGTATTCGTGCCAGCTGGTGAGTGCTGCCTGCCTCTCGGTCAGTCCGCAGCGGCCAATCAGGAACGCCTCAATATCCGGCCAATCCAGCGCGATGCTTTTTTTTTACTCTCCGGCTGCTCTGGGGCCTCTGCTTCGGGCTGCTCTTTTGCCTTGTCTGCTATGAGCTGCTTGGCGGTCTTTCCGGTGAGGGCCTGGACGGCAAAGTCCACGTCCTTTGCGAATTCGCGCGGGTTGGCGGCAGCATATTCGTGGAAGTCTCCGCGGGTGTGAGGGAAGTCCTCGACGGTGCCCTTGTCGTCCAGCTCCCAGGCGTTGATGGCGGCCAGGTAGTAAATGTCGGCGTAGGCCTCGATAACGGAGGCAAAGCTGGACGTGTCGGTCTCAAGGGTGAGGCCTTTTTCGTCCTTGTAGCTAAAAAGGTGCGGAGTGAAGAGGGTATCCACCTCCACTCCGTCCTTTAGCTGTATCTTCCGTCTCAGGGTCCTCATTAGCTCAGTGCGGGATAATGGGTTACCTCGCCGGTGGCGGTGAGGCTGATGCTACGGCTGGCCACTGCGCCGTTGTCATTGGTGTCGCTCACGGCGGTGACGACTGCGGTGAAGACGTCGCCCTCGCTGGCTGTGCTGCCGTTCAGCTTGCCAATGAAAACGCGGACGGTCGCTCCGGTGTGGAGAGCTTTGATGCAGTTGTACTGCGGTCCGTTTTCGGTGTCGTCTGTGTAGACGGTAATTTCGGCGGTGGCGCCTTTCTTGCCGGAGATGAATTGTGCCCATACGGAGCTCTTGTCGGATACCTCGATGGCCTCTGCGGTCCTGTTGAAGTTGTTTGTCTGTTCGCCAGCGAGCCAGGTGGTCGGGGTCCCGGAGCTGCCGAGTGTGATGTAGGCCTTGCGGCCATTTCCAAGTTCTGCCATGGTGCTTCAGGTATTAGGAGATTGCGGGAGTGTGGGTGACGGCTCCGGTGGCGGTGAGGCTCAGGGAGCGGGAAGCGACGGCGCCATTGTCGTTGGTGTCGCTGATAGCGGTGACCAGCGCTTCGAACAGGTCGCCCTGGGTGGGGGCTGGTGTCGCGGCTGTGGAGAGGGTGCCGATGAAGACTTTAACGGTGGCGCCGGTGTGGAGTCCGTTGAGGGCGGCTTTCTGCTGGGCGTCTGCGTCATTGGTGTAGACGGTTACCTCTGCGGTGGCTCCTTTCTTTCCGGAGATGAACTGGGCCCAGACGGCGCTCTTGTCGCTGGTCTCGATGGCTTCGGCGGTCCTGTTGAAGTTGTTTGTCTGTTCGCCAGCCAGGACCGTGTAGGTAGGCGACTGCGCGGTGCCGGTTACGATGTAAACGCGGCGGTTGTTTCCAAGTTCTGCCATGATATTGCGTATTTAGTTGTTCTCTTGCTCTGTATCCTCTGCCGGCGTCTCTGGATCGGTCTTGGCCTTCTCGAGAAAAACGGAGACCTCTTGCATGAGGCGGTAGATGATCTTATTTGTGTCGCTTGTCTCGGTGAGGTCCTGCAGCTGCACAGGCGTCACTCCGAGGCTGGTCCAGCCGGTGAACGATAGCTCGTTCTCGGTCAGCAGCTTGAGGTTGTCCTCGTTCATCGTGGTGGCCTGGTCCAGCGACTTGTTGCTGATGCTCTCCACGATGAAGTTGATTTGGCGCAGCGCTCCCTCTTTGTCCAGGCGCTCTTGCTCCCTGAAGGAGTGGATCTCCACTCTCGGGTAGCGGGCTGTGCTTCCTACGGTCACGCCTGTCCTGGTCAGCTGTGTGACCACGGCGCTGTAAAGTGTCCGGTATCCGCTGACGTGGTACCGGGGGCTCTTTTGGAACAGGCGAGACAGGATGCTCATTTCGTTGCGTCGTTTATCGAGCCCTTGATGGCGTCGATGATTTTGGTTTTGTTCTTTTCAATCGCTGGCTCGAAGAAGGGGTGAGGCTTCGTGCCCTCCTGGGCTATCTTCATTGCCAGTGCCCATCCTGCAGCCCGGGCTGCTTTCCGGTCATGCAGTTGGAATTTCTTGTATGCCCATTGCGCGAGCTCATCCGGCGGGGGCATCCGTCCGGCGCGTCTTCCGTATTCGACGAAGTAGGCGTAGCCGCTTTGTCTGTTCAGGGTGTCAAAAAAGCCGACGTCCAGGTTGTAGTCATCCACTTTCTGCACCTTGCCACTTTGGCGAAGAAGGCCGGTCACCACGGATCCGTTTGAGCGGAGGTTCATCTGTGCATCTGCGATGATGTCGAGGCCGGCTTTTTGGAGCCCTTTCATTGCTGCTGTCCTGACGGACTTTTCGGTCTTGTCAAAGGCCCGGAGCAGCTTGTCGAGGCCCTCAACGGAAAGAGGCCCGGCCATCAGTCTTCCTCCTCCTCCTGGACGGGGTTGTCGGCTTGGTACCAGCCGCTGACGCGCAGGTACCTCCCACGGTTGTCCACGTCCTCGGGTGTGGGGAAGTGGATCTCGTGTCCTCTCCAGATGATGCCGTCGAAATCCACGGCGGGCTTTCGTAGCTCGATGTCCACTCCGACGACGTCTGCCTGTTGGAAGGTGAGCATCGTCTTCGTGGCGCTCATTTGGCGGACCTGGGCGTAGACCTCCAGCACGACCTCTGGCTCTCCCATGGCAGCGTGACTCATCGGGTCGATGGTGGCCACGGTCCGGGTGAGCTGGATCCGGTCATTGAACCGGCGGGCGTTCTGGGGGTCTCGTCTCATAGTCCATAGGTGGTTTTCAAGATGGAAGCCTGGACCTTGGGGTCTTCTCCGTCGTAGATGGCCGTGGCCAGCTGCCAGACGACTGGCTGCAGCTTCTCGGCCTCGGGGATGTTGACCTCATTCGCATAAACGACCACGAGGGTGGAGCAGCGCTTCTGGATCCGGAGGCTACCTCCCTCCTGGGCGAATTCGACCGGCTGGCCATCCTGGTCCTCTACCCGGGTGACGGTTTTGCCGCCTTGGTAGAGGCGGATCCTGTCTTCCGGCTTGACGTCGGTGATGGTCAGTTCGAACTTGCAAGGGAGGAGGGCGGTGTCCGAGTGCTCCTGGACGGCAAGCATGGCCCTCTTGAGCATCTTCTGCAGCACGCCGTCCCTGCTGTCATCAGGGACTGATGCGTATTGTTTGAACTGCTCGAGGTGGTCTGTCTGCGGCTCTCCGCTTTCTATGATTCGTACCTGTATCATCGGTGTCAATGCTTAAAGGAAAAAAGGGAGCCGGTGATGGCTATCCGGCTCCCGGGGTGAGGTGGGCGGTTATGCGCTCGGGGCGAGAGC